TGAACCTGCAACCTGTACAACGTTAGAGTGTAACGTTAGTGGATACTTTTGGACCCAGGCGCGATTCGGTCCTGAACTTTTCGAGCGATCGCTTTGTAAACGCGCCGCTCGAGTTCTTTCAGTTCTAAATGTGTCAGCTCCTCCATGGGAAGCCGACCTTCAAGAGCATCGATGATGCGCTTTTGCATCTTCGTTAGCTTCATCCGATGATTGGATTATGTGGTCGTGGCGCCCTCTTCATCCCGTAATCATGAACAGTGATTGACACCGGATTGGCGTGTACGAGATGCGCAGGAATGACGATGGTTTCATGGAGCATCGGACCGAAGACGCCTGCACGTTTGTAGAGGATCATCGTTTGCATCGGCGATTGATCAGCCAGCTTCTTGACAAGAAGACTCATCTCAACTTCGATGGAGTCGCGGTCAGCACATTCTTCTTTCCGCGTGAAGCCAAAGATATTCCCTTGCAACATGTGGACGGTCACCAGTATATCGAACATGATATATCTCCTTCTCGATATATCATACATCAAAAAGGGCCCTACTTTCGTAGAGCCCTGATTCGGGAGACCTGGTTACAGGTTCGCGATGATCTGCGGCGCCGCAGCGTCGAATCCCGCGATATCCAGCATGCCGCCATCCTTCGGATCGGCGATAGTGAACTCCGACACCGAAGTGCCGATCACGACAGACTTCGCAGCCTTGCCGCTCTTCTCACGGTACTTCCGCAGCGACTGGACCGGAGCCTCGCCCCCAGCCCACGTTTCGTTGTCGGTGATCGAGACGAACTTGTCGACATCGAGACCGTGCTTCGAAGCGTACTGGAACGTCTTTGCGCAGTCCGTGCCACCACCGTCCCAATGCTTGCGCACGGCGGCCATGGCCTGGTCGAGACGCATCGACGGCGTGATCTTCAGATCGACCAGCTGGGTGTTGAAGCCCGTGATCCAGTGGTTCGGCTGGTTGCGAACAACCGCCATGCCCATGACCGCAGCGACTTCAGCCGCGACGAGGTTCGGCGAACCGTTTACACGGCTGCCCCACATCGAGCCCGAGATGTCGATACCGAGCATGTAGTTCTCGTCGGTCTTTTCGACCGTGCCGAAGGCCGCGTAGAACGCGTCATCGACAGCTGAGAGCACACGCTGATCAGCCTTCCACGTCAGCGAACCCTTCTCGCCTGCGCCAGCCTGGTACTGCTTGAAGGCCTGGAGCAGAGTGATCGGGTGCACACGTGCACGACGGAGTTGCTCGACGTCCGACATCTTGGCGATGACGAGCTTGCCACCTTCCGACAGCGGCGCGATCACGCCGTGTGCCGTCAGTGCGCCCAGCTTCCGGATCATGGCCGTGAGGCCCATGTTCTGGAGGAGCGCCATGAGCACGTCCTTGTCCTTCAGGAACTGCGTCGGCACCATTTCCCACGTGAGCAGGTCGGAGCCTTCGATCAGCTTGAGGACCGTCGCCTTGTCGCCAGAGCGCTTGAGCGACTCGAAGTCGATCAGAACCTGTGGCACCATCGTACCCGTTTCCAGCTCACCCTTGGTGACGTACTTGAAAACGTTCGACTGCAGCACTTCGATCGGCTTCACGTGAGCGAGCCGCAGCACGTCACGGTGAGACCAGCCGTTACGCTGCTGGTACTTCAGCATCTGCACGGTCATCTTCTCGACCGTCTTGTTGGTGTACCATGCGGCGACACCACGCTTTGCAGCGGCGTTCCACTTGCCCATGGAGTCCAGGAGCGAGACGAACAGGAACAGCCACGTGCCGGTACGAGCGATCTTCGGCAGCGCATCGTAGGCCGCCTTGACAGTGTCGGCATCACCGAACACTGCCGCGAAGGCGATCGCGACGACAGCTGGGTCGTTCTTCGGTGCGCGGCCAGCGAGCGAGTACTCGAGGGCGCGGGCCACAACACGCTTGCCATCCTCGCGAATGCACTTCTTCAGCGTATCGAACGATTGCTTCGTCGTGTCCTTCTCTGACACATAGTACGAGCCCTTCTCGGAACCGATCATCAGGAAGCGGTCGAGGACGCCCCACTGATCCAGTGTGAAAGTGAAACCACCGGCATTGTTTTTCTTCATCTCCTTCTCACGGCCAGGAATCGGCTGCGACTGAGGAGTCGAGGTTGCGACGGCCTTTTCGGCGTCAACGAACGAAGTGTAGACTGATGAAGACATGGTGATTTCCTTTCTTAGTATTAGCGGCTACTTGATATTGTAGCAAAGAGACAGTTCGTCGTCAAACGAATTGTTGTGATCGGGCATTTTCGACATCACCTCCTAGACCGCCCGGTCCGGGATTCGCACGAGCTAGCTAGTCTACACCCCTATTACGGTCAGGGGTAACCCACCTGCGATTATTACTGGGCCCATCAGGTGGCCTGCAAGGTTACGGTCCTTGAACAACCGGAAATTTGTCTTGGATTCCGACGATCCAATCTCGCTAACGTTACGAGAAATTCGTCTAGACGAGCTATCGCCTATTTCAACTTGCGTTGATTGGGCAACTTCTTCTAGAAGCTAGGTCAGTAGATTGATGATAACCAATACACTGCCGGTTTGACGACGAGCTGAATTCGAGAAATTGATTTACCTGGGAGAAGTTCGACCGGCGGGGAGCTCGGGCGCGACGAGCAACTCGACATTCGCTAGGAAGCGGCGATAGACGGGTTGTTTCATCGGTATTCTCCAATAGTCTAGGAAAGTCATAATGCAGCAAATAGTGGCGTTGGATGCGGATTTCATGTCTTTCGACCAGGTCCACAACCTGACTCTTGCGAGTAGTTCGGTGCCCGAAGGCGTTTGATGAAGATAACCAACAACCTTCCGGCTGCTTTATGACACGGTCTCTCGACCGATAGACTGAGCAATGGTTTAGAGCCGTTGCATCAGTCTATATATGCATTCTACACATTTCCATGCAAAAGAACACTCAATCTTTCAGGTTGAAGATTCAGGTCTTTGACTTTGCGTAGATGATACCATTGACGGAGGCGAAGACGATACCATCTTCTTCTGGTAGCTGTGGGTTGCCATCGGCGTCGGCTTTACCAGGTCCGTAGTAATTGAATTTGTCAAATACCTGCGTCTTCTGATTAAAGACCTCAACCCACTCATACATCGTCTGACCATTGAAATAGCCGACAATTTCATCTGAGAATTGACCGATGGGCACAACACGGGACATGCCCGCCTCTCTCATTCGGTCGAACATTTCCTTTGAGCCAGGCAGGACCTTGCCACTCTCAAGGTCATCATGGAGAGCCTTGAGCTTGACATGATCCTCTTCTTCATCGTCGTCGTTAATGCCAGCCGCATTAAGCGCCGTCGTCAACCACAGGATCGTCAAAGTGATTGAGCCCAGATACGTGATGACCCCGAGGGGTACCAAGAAAATTGCAAGCCACAAAGGTAGATTGAAGAGTACCCATAGGGTGGCAAGCGCCATCCCAATGGCCCATAGTCGGCGGGTTCTCCCCACCGCAGCTGCGATCTTCTCTTGAATTGCCGTCATGTGTCTCCTTTGCGGCTTTTTGAGAGTCTGGGCTAACTATAACTTGAAACTTTCACTAGAAGTCGCTAGATGTTTCGAAGTTTCTGATTCCTATCCTGGCTATGTTACTTACTGCACATAGTAGGTTCAAGTGACTATTTACGCTTCAAACTGCGAAGCGAAAATCAAGAGCAGAACCAGCGGTATCCAAATGGGTGCGAATATCACAAGCCCGAAAAACCAGAGGAAGCCTCTCACGAGGTCCTCTGGTCCGAACTTAATGTACCGCTTGCGCCTTGAGGGTATCCCAAACACGCGAGTGCTCCGGCAGGAAGGCCTTGAGGTATTCCATCTGGCAGCCCAGGATGTTCCTGTTCTCCAAGATCAAAGCCTCTGCCCGGTTCGGCGTGTACGGCACGTAGAGGAGCTGCATGTTGCATTCCTCGAGCGTGCGGTCATCCTTCCGGTGGTTGCAGCGTTCGCACGCCGTTACCACGTTCATCCAGATGTCCTTGCCACCACGCGACGTCGGCACGATGTGATCGCGCGTCAGGTCCAGATCCTTGAAGATCTTGCCGCAGTAGGCGCACAGGTGCCGGTCGCGCCGGAACAATTCCTTGTTCGTCAGCGACGGTGCCTTGTGGGCACGCTTGTGCGTGCCGCTCTCGCCCTTGACGGCAATGATCGGAGCTGTGATGATCTGCGACTGCTTGCCGGTCACACGATTATCACCACCACGGAACAGGATGTCGCCCTCGCCTTCGCCCTGTTGCCATGCAACAAGACCCTTGGCGTGGTAAACAATAGCCGATTCATGCGAGACCCACCGGTGCGGCTGGCCTTGCGAATCCAATGTCAAAATCCTGCTCATGATGTCCTCACGATCTCTTCTAACTTTTCCACGTACTTCACGTGGTCTTTCCGACCTTTTTGTCTGAAGCTCTCCAGCGTCATCCATGTGGTGAACTCGGTCTCGTCACACCACTTGTCGAAATCGTACCTGTCCATGATCTCGACTCCAAAAACCGCGAGATCATAGGACGCCGAATGCAACGTCACACGTTCGTCAGCGACCTCGATTAGCGTGCCGCGGGCATTCCGAACCTTGAAGCCGAGTTCTTCTTCAGCTTCGCGGACGGCGGCCTCGAGTTTGGTTTCGCCATCTTCGATTTTCCCTTTCGAGATCATCGGCCGAGGGCCGCCAAACTTGGGGTCGGAGCTGACCATCATCAGGTAGCGAAGATTTCCATCCTCGCCACGCATGTACGGGATCAGCCCAGCTCTGGCTCGCTTTTCGTATCCTCTTTCGTCGTTGTCGTGCATGATGCCATTATAACCTGTTTCTTCTGATTCGTGTAAACAAAAACGGGGTCCTGCTCCGAAAAACAGGACCCCGTCTAGGTTTGTCTTGTTCTCGGTCTATTTATCCTTGAGGTACACCTCGATCTTGTCGAAGACCTTCGCCATGATTTGTGCATGCGATTTACGACCCTTCGTTTCGAACTGCGCTCGCGTCAACCACATCGTTCGCGCTGTTTCTTTGTCCGGTTCGTCGAAGGCCTTTTCATCCTTCACGAGCACTGCGTACACATCCATCGGATAGGTCGCGTCAAGACCAGTGATTTTCCCCGACCAGCCCAACCAAGGCGAGCTGGCCATGTTGTCCGCTCTCAACCCGAGCTCCTCTGCCCCCTCGCGGACAGCAGCGGTTTTCGTATCTTCTTTCCCGTCCACTCGACCCTTCGCAATCGCTGGGTCTGTTCCACCATACGCAGCATTCGAGGATACGGCGAAGAGGCCTCGGCCGTCGGGCAGGAACGGAACGATGCCCGCCTTCTGGCCGGAGTAACCAGCTCCTTCAACCTCGATGATGTAACGGTGTAGCTTCACTTATTTTGTCGTACCAATTTCGAAGATGAACCTGATAAAAAACAGATCCAACACAATAGAGTTTGGAATACAGTCCTCAGGCATTGCATCCACGTATTCAAGACCCAGGGACAAGCCCTGAATCAGCGATACGGAACTCAATCTCATACAATTTAGTCCTCCATTTCAGGTTAGTGCTCTTGTCAGGATGACTAAAGCCAACAGTGTGACTTTGTATTTTATCACTCATTTCGCGGCTCGGACGGCAGAGATGTATCGGGTTTGGAACTGTTACATCGCCGCCTTTCAGGGCCAGAGTAATTGAGATCAGGTTTCCTTCTTCTGTAACCAGGCTTTTTTCTGAGGTGGGAAATCCAGCAAACTCCACAGACCAGCAAGACACCGATAGAAATCAGACAGGTGACCCATGGAATGAGCGCAGGCATTTACTTCTTGAGCTTGGCCTTAGCAAGATCAGATTCAGCGTCCATCTTGTCCTTAGCAGCCTCGTCGAGTTTGACGTCAGCCTTCACCACGTCTTCTTGCGCATCAGACACGTCGTCAGACTTGAACTTGTCTTCGACTTTGTCCTTGGCACTTTCAAACTTGTTTTCGAGCTTGTCCTTGGCAGAGTCGAACTTGTCTTCAAGCTCTTCGAACTCAGCCTTTACTTTGACTTCGGCTCCCATGAACCAAGCCTTGATCTTTGCCCAGAGTGCTTTGAGACCTTCCATTTACTTTCTCCTTCATCGCCGGAAAACCGGCTCAGTCCTATTTACGTGCGGGGACAGCCTACGAGTTGGTAGTCGGCAGTCGTTTGGATTGTGGCAGGACATCACGGAAGTATATTTCTGTGCTCAGATTGAGAGCTTCCGCCTTCAAAGCATCAAGCTCTGTTTGCGTTGGTACTCTGTTCAGCGAAATTGTGACATATCCAGAGAACTGACCGTAATATGGAGGGAGTGACGTGCGACACACATACGGAAACCTGGTCGCGAGGGCAGGAAAAAGCGCACCGTTACCGCCCTCTTCGTAAGTGTTGCAAGCGAATTCACCGTTGATGACGCCAACGATGTTCTCGTTGTTCTTTTCGTCTGAGGTAAAGAGTGGAATGCCGCCGTACCGACCGCTGAAGGAGGAATCCAGCTGCTTCTGCACCTGTGCATCATCGGAATACCAGTGAATCGGAATGCGTCGGTTGTTGCGAATATCGGCATTCAGCACGGTGATAGCGATGATGAGATCGTTCTCATCGACTATCTGCTTGATACGTGATTTCGAAGTGTCACTTAACGCGAAGGCGGTCGTCGCTGGCGTCGCAGCTTCCGGCCCCTTCAAAATGTAATTGACAATGAGGGTCCGCTGCTCAAAAACAGTGTAGCTAATCAGTGTGACGAGCGCCGCGAGAGACCAGATCGCGACGTTCTTCAACGAAATGACCTGAATAACCTTTGCAGCTAGACTGAATAGCCGTTCTTGAATGGCCATCTCGTTCTTCCATGTGGGTTTGAGTTCAGTCTATTTAGGTCTTACCTGCTGAAGGGGAAGCCGCGGTTGGCTTCTTGATGACGTCATTAAGGTAAATATCCACTGCGATCCGTGAAACTTCTAACCGGATTGAGTCAAGCTCCTGTTTGTTGCTTTCGGTGTTGAGACCAACCGTGATGAAACCTACAAATTGCCCAACGAACGGTGGAATTGCCATCCGGCAGATAGTGGGCAGAGCGGATTCCAGTTCAGGCGCAAAACGGAAATAGATAGTGTCTTTGTACGCATCGCAGCGAAACTCGTTACTCAGGATGGAAACCATCTGCGTCGTGTTCTTCGCATCGTAATCAAAAACTGCCTGCGGCAACCCAAGCGCCCGTATAGCTTCAGGTCCAAGCTTCAGCGCTGGATCGTCGATGTAGTAGTAACGTACAACTCGACGGTTCTTCTTCAGGTCAACATCAGTGATCGCGATGAAAGAGACGGCAGTTGTCTTGGCTAGATTTTGCAGAGCTGCCTTGCTATTGTCAGACAGGACCCACGAAGTTACAGTTGGATCTTCAATCGTTGAGGGATTCTTGTGCACAATCTGGTCGACGATGTTCGTGCGATTCTCATACAGCACGTAGAACACCAGGCCGATGACGGTGAGAAGCGCAATCAGGCCGACCCGCTTGAAGGTCAGTGTATCGATGATGCTCTCTACAAAAGAAAGTGCCAGCTCCTTATTGAGCTGGTTATTGTCCGTGGTACCCGATGGTGGGGGTGGGGACGACGAAGGTGGACGCGGTGAACCACTGGGGACCGGAGCAGGTGGGGTTCCTGTTCGTGGTGGCAGTGGCTTATCGTCTACGAGTGGAGGATCTTCTCTTGGAGGCTTAGCGCCGCCGGGTGGTTCATCAGGAAAAGCGGTCGGGTGTGGCGGAAGAGGTGTATCGTCTACTGGCTGCGTATTCGGTTTTGCTGGCTTCTTGGTCGCCATGAGCTCTCCTATGGAGCCGAAGATTTCCCCTTCGGCTATAGGAGTATTTATGACCTAAGGTTTCAAAAAGCCCAACTTCTGCCAAAAGTCGTTGTTGCTGATCCTGTGGTGAATTGCTCTGAGATGATATCTTGAACCTGCTTCATCTGAGCAATGCCTTCATCCTCTGTGCCACCGAAGCGGTGTCCACCGGCAAGTTCGGATTTGAAGTCATGATAGCGAGCGATGATTGCATCCTCGCCATTCGACATCCTGATCTTCATCTTCTCGACTTCAGTGAGGCGAGCTACCAACAGTTGTACTGCGTCCATGAGATGCCCAAGTTGTGCGGTGGAATTTCATTATACCACCCACATCAACTTAGACCGCGTCTACGACGATCACCTTCTGCGGAATGCCCATCAAACGAGCGACATTCAATCGCGTATTGCCAGACAAAATCCAGCTGCCTTCAGTGCCGCGAATGATGATCGCCATTGGCATGTCGGCGCCATCTTCGAATCCCTTGACAATACGGTCCACATCCCGTGGCCGCGAGTAGGTTGCTACCATCGACTTTACTTCGTCGATGTCGTGATTCTTCGAGAGATTGTGCGTCGTGTCCCACATGTTGCTTGACATGTTCATGACATGCCCATCACGAACCTTCGAAATCATGTCTTCGACGTCGTCGAAAATGGGAAAGGTCGCACCGATGATTTCAGCCCGACCTTTCCAGTTTCGACGAGGGAGCGCATACTCAACGTCCCATTCATCTTTGATGTCAGTCGCGGATGGGACGATCCACTTACCTGACCATTTTAGCTCATTGAGTCGCATGACCCCATTATATCACTTGTCGTCGTCATCGTCGCCGTCATCGTCTTCAGAATCAGGCATATCATCCTTGAGTGACTGCGCCCATTCAGGCGAACGCATGCTGCTGATCCACTCGACCATAGCTTCGATACAACCAGAGTTGTCCTGCAGGAACTCGCTCATGTCTCGATAGCCGAGAACACGAATGAGCTTTTCCAAGTTGCGTTCACCACGCGACCCTTCCATG